TATCAGATAGTTTAATAGAACTTAACAGTGGTGCCGCTAGTAACAGTAACGATTTAGGACTGATATTTGAACGTGGGTCAACAGGTGATAATGCCGTAATTATTTGGGACGAATCAGCGGACCAATTTGTACTAGGTACAACTACAGCAACTGGTGCAAGCACAGGTGACTTAACAATCACTAACGGTGATTTACAAGTAGACACAATTAAAAATAGAGAACAGCGTTATACAACTTCAAACATGATGAAGTTTAACCAGTTATATACTGGTGCGGCCGCAGGCAGTTACTTTACACAAAACGAATATCAAAAGATTGTAACAATCATTCCTAGTGGGGATTCTCAAAACTATCAAGTGTCAGGACGCATCTTGTGTCAAACTGCTAGTTCAATACAGACCATAAACTTTATTGCCGCTCTAAGATCCAATACACTTCCTGATCTAGATTGGTCAATCACCTATACAGAAGAACACAACGGTACAGCACACTTTAAACCTCAGCTATGGACAAAAGAAACTACAACAGCAGGATTTATTTTTGCTATACAAAAGATTTCCAGTGGTAGTCTATATGGAACTGTAACAGTTGATTTAGACGTTATACCTAGAGCAAGTAGCCAACTAGACAATGTTACTGTAAACACCACGCAGGACAGTGAACAAACATCAATTGACGCAGGATATACTGCAAACGATATGACTTTAGTGCAAAGCATATCAGGAAGTGCTATTGAGTTTAGCAATGCGTATACCTTTCCAACAGCAGATGGTAGTGCTAACCAAATATTGCAAACAGACGGTAGCGGCACACTAAGTTTTGTTGACAACACTGGTGCAGGTATTGGCAACGTTGTAGAAGACACCACACCACAACTTGGCGGAGATTTAGATTTAAACTCTAGTGATATTACAGGTACAGGTAATATTAATATTACAGGAACTGCTACATTATCTGGTAATCTAACAGTTGATACAAACACACTTTTTGTCAATGCTTCAAATAATAGAGTCGGTATTGGAACAGCAAGTCCAGCATACCAAGTAGAAATAGAAAACACCAGTGCAAACGCATTATTGGTGTTAGATAGAACAGACGGTGCTTCTACTTTCATTGAAGGTGGTGCCACTGATTCGGTGATTGGTTCTGTTGGATCCAACGATGTAAAAATAGCCTACAATAGTGTTCCAGTGGTCACAATTGGATCAGGTGGTGCTATTACAACATCAGGTGATGTAACAGCAGGTACTCTAACTGTATCAGGTGAATTAACAGTAGACACCGACACGCTCTATGTAGACTCTACAAATAATAGAGTAGGTATTGGGACGACTAGTCCTACTTCTTTATTACATTTAAAATCTACTGGTCCAGCAATATTAACATTAGAAGCAGATTCAGATAATGCGACTGAAACTGATAACGCTAGAATAGAATTATCTCAAGATGGTGGGGTAGTTACAGGAAGTATTGGATACGCTAATAATACAAATTCTATTGAACTATGGAATAATTATGCTGACCATTTAATTTTTGGCACTAATAACACAGAACGCATGCGTATCGACTCTTCTGGTAACGTAGGGATTGGTACGGCTAGTCCTTCTACTGAATTAGAAGTAGTTGGAACAGTAACAGCAACATTGTTTGATGGAACAGCAACATCAGCTAGGTACGCTGACTTGGCAGAGAATTATGTTGCAGACGCTCAGTACGAACCAGGTACAGTTTTAATATTTGGTGGTCAACACGAAGTAACAGCCAGCAGACAACCAGATAGCAACAAGATTGCTGGAGTAGTTTCTACAGCACCAGGTGTATTAATGAACAAAGACTGCGCAGGTGAGTTTGTTGTTGCTCTAGCATTTACTGGACGAGTGCCTACAAAAGTTAAGGGTACTATTAGCAAAGGCGACATGATGGTAAGCAGTAACATTGAAGGTGTTGCTGTAGCCAGTAACAATCCTCAAATAGGAACAGTTATAGGAAAAGCATTAGAAAACTACGATAGTGAGGAAGTTGGCGTTATTGAAGTTGTTGTAGGAAGACTCTAATGCAAAAACTGTATCGCACCGACTATGAGGGAGAGTTTGTAGTTGACGGCTTTGTCCTGCATCAAGGCAAGCGTACTGAAAACAGAATATTTGTTCCTAACACTTTAGTTAATAATGCGCATACAAAAAATGCAGTAATTATAGGGAACGGAACTAGTAGAAAATCTCTTAATGTTAAAAAGGTAGAACAACATGCAGGCGGACACCTTGGGAAAAGAAGGTTACAAAGTTATGGGTGTAATGCTTTGTATAGAGATATGAGTCCAGACTTCCTTGTTTGTATTAATCCTTTCTTAATAAATGAGATAGTAAAGTCTGGCTACGCTGACAAACATATAGTAATGTCCAACGCAAGTAACGTAAAAACACATCCTGGCGTATTACATTTATTCCCTTACGGACACACTTGGTGTGCAGGTGCTTTAGCAACTTGGTTAGCCTGTTTCGATGGACACCAAAAAATTTATCTACTTGGATTCGATAATCAAAACGAGCATAGTAATAATAATGTCTATGCAGGCACAGCACATTACGCTACAGCAGACACGCCTGCAAGAAGTCAAAAATGGGAAGGTCAAATGAAGCGAATATTCGATGCTTATGATGATGTAGACTTTGCTTGGGTTGCAGGTGGCATATCGAGATTTCCTGAAGAGTGGAATTATTGTTTAAACTTGCGTCAGATAACAATACACGATTTTGTATTAGAAGCAGACTTATAATACCTTATTCATAGTATCTAATTTATCTTTGACCACATCAAAGTTAAATGTTTTCCAAACGCCGGGATGTAAAGGTTTGGGATGATCTTCTATGTAAACCCAACAATACCCTTTATGTTCTTCGTTTAATGTAGGAGTGAACTCTCGATCTACCGTTAGTAGTACGGTGTGGTATACAAACTTTTTATCTTCACTTGTGAATGTCTCGATAGGTATAAACTTTTGATAGATTAGCGGACTGCCTAATTCTTCTTCACATTCACGTTCTAGTGCTTCTACAGTGGACTCACCGTTCTCAAATTTGCCACCAGGAAGTCCCCAAGTGTTGCCGTAACTACACTTGTCTCTTAACAAAAATAAGTACCTGCCGGTTTTAATTGATCTTATTAATGCACCACAACTGTTTATAATGCGAGGCTCCAATAGCCCTCCTTGTATTGACCTTCATAAGACCTAACCCAAGCAGAGCCGGTCCATTTAAATTGATAATTTGTGTTTAAGTTGCTGACATAGTGTGTGCCTGCTTCCGTACTGGCATCAAAACTAACACGCCACATGTCTCCATCGTATTCGATAATGTCGTTTCTGTCTGCTATGAGATCATCTGTGCTAGAATCTGGTAGCAAACCTTTCCAAGCATCGGCACCGTCTACATTATTTGAGTTGCCAATTGGATTAGTTAATAAGTATCTTGTTCCTGCTGTAGGCGTACTTAGCCCGCTATTAGGACCTACTCTGTCAGGGTCTATAATAGCGTTAACAGGGCGTATGTCGTTTGTAGGTATGGTGTCTTGATCTATTGTAACAAGTAACAAACTCTCGTCTGTGGGGTGTAATGCTACAGTGCCTACAACTTCGGTGCCATCTTCGTCGGTTTCGAACCTAATTTGACTAACTCCGGGCCTTATTTCCCCAAAAAGATTAATGAAACTAGGCCAATCTGTCCTAGTGCCTACTTTAGTTACAGTAGTATCTCCTATGTTACTTGTAGACTCTGCGATAGTGTCTTCTAATTTAAGTAGTTGTGCCTGACCATTCAAATACAGTACACCATAGTTTTGTGGACTTATTCTTTTACGTTGTATTAAGTTGCCTACGTCTTGGAATAAGCTCTGATCAAACTCACCTTGCATATCCCATATACCAGTAACTATTCTTTCGATAACACCTAATTTCTTAACCTTAGCAGGTGCGCTGATAAAGATAGGTATTTCAAATGTAAGTGTAGCAAAGTCTATTGCTTCATCTATGCCTTGCGGTATAGGTCTGCTAGTCCACTGTACATCTATTAAGTTAACTGTACTTAAACTTGTCCAGTCAACATAGTTGTCTGTACTTTGTATTTCTAGACTAGGGTTAAACAACACCAGCATTTGTTCTAGTAGTTGTAGTTTTTGTTCTGTGTTACTTGTCCATATATCTGCTTTGAGTGTTAACTTATAAGGCACTGGCATCATACGTTCGATAGTAAATGCATCACCTTGTACGTTTAAGTAACTGTCGGTGTCTGGATCGTACTTACGTTCTCTTACACCAATCTTACTAATAAAGTTAGGCTCTTGCATGCGTGGTCGGTCATACTGTAATCCGTTAATGTAACAACTAATCATTGGCACATTAGCCATAGTGTTTTCGCTATTACCACGTAGTATTTGTGCGCCTTGTCTGTTCACGTCACCATAACGCACAGGCACACGTTGTAGTACTCTAGTTCCATCTTCATCTTTACCAAATTGTACTTCGAAGTTTGATAAGACCCTTATGAATTGTAGTAAGAATCTACGTATCTGTTCATCGTAAAAAAATGTTTGAGCCATTATTCGTTATCTGCCTTTGCTGTAAGTACATCGCTGAGGCCTTGACGCTCATCATAAGTCTTGCCGTCAACAGTTGTATATGTATTAGTGTTATTAACAAATCCACTGCGTTGTGTCTGATTACTTGCACCAGGTGTAAGACTTGTTCTAACATCGTCTTCGACTTTGACCCAACGTGTTCCATCGTATCTAAATAAGCGATTTGGCTTGTAATCTAAACGTAGTGCAAAGTCTCCCTGTACAGGATTTGTTGGGAACGTAGTACCTGAACTTACTGGGAAGCCATTTGGTGCTAGACCATCGCCAACCAAGTAACCTTGTTGATCACGTCTCGGTGTAACACGAGTTAGGTCTGCGCTATTGATAGCATCGTCGCCTACTAGGCTTGTATCATCAGTAGTTTTACCTTTAGGATTAAGTGCCTCGCCATTTTCATCGGTGGGAACAACGTAGAACCTACTTGTATCGTAACCAGATTCAGGAACTTCTGCTTCTGCCTGTGCAATGATAGCATCGTTGACTTCAATGTTCTTGTTGTATTGACTTAGTAAGTCTGCAAGACTTGTATCAGTACCTTCTGGATTATACTCCTCATCAGTACTTGCATTGATCTTGTTAATAATATCTTTGTATTCTTGACTGTCTACAAGCGGTGTTACTTTACAACGCCATAAGTGACTCCACCAACTAGCACTAAAACCTTGTGCGTCTCTAGTTGCATCTTGTACAACGTAATAACGTTTTAGTGTTGCAGGTAGATCCTCGTCAAGTGGGTGATAATCTACTAAGTTTTGAAACTCTAGGACGTCGCCGTTCATAATCTTACGTCCTAGTATATTAATCATTTCGTTGTAGTGGAATGTAATGAATACTGTATCACTAGCGTTCATTAAACCAAACTGTGTAAGATCAAAGTCCTGACTTGCAGGAGTATACACACCACGCATATTATAAATGCTGGTATCATACTTGCGGTCTCTGTTCTCTAGGAACAGGAAGTCCTGAATGTTCTTTTCACTTTGATTTGTGTAGTTAGGTTTTGTTGCGTCTGCTAGGTCACCTGTCTCTCCACTAGCCGCATTTGGACCCAAATATTTGTGTACATTGATACCCACACCGCCCACAGTAAACATTTCATTTATGTTTTGGTCGAAAAATTTGTAGTCTGCGGTATGCTTACCGTCTTTCCATAAACTTAGTCTGGGCACTATTTTAGTCCTTATTGCTATATTTATGTAATTGACAACTGGGCGGAGTGGTTGTATAATTACTATAACTAATTGTTATAGAGGGATTATTATGGCAACTAAATTAAAAGCACCTAAGATTGTAGATACAAAATGGACACCCGAGCAATTTACAAATATGTCAGAATCTGACCGTAGATTGACAAAAATTAAGGCGTTCAATCAGATAAACTACGATTACAGCGTCAAAGATTTAAAACCTGATGTCGTTAAATGGATGCAGTCCACTGGTAATTATACGTCGGAGCAAATAAAAACGTTTACTGCGGCACCAGATAATTTTGTATCAGCGGCAACTGCACATCTAGCACGAATGTGGAAAAACGGTTGGCTACTTGACGACCACGAAACAGGCTACATGAAGAAAACTATTGCTGAATATATTCGACAGTTTAGCGATGTCAAGGTAAACACTGTAACAGATGAAAAGAAATCTAGTGTGCCTGAACTTACTATTCAGGACAGAATTAAGATTAAGATCAACGAGCATATAGGATACTTTGAGGAGTTACAGGACGAGTTACGTGATAAGACTAAACTGGACCCTAAAGCATTCGCATATTTTAAGAAAGAGAACGTGCCGCAGAATATGCTCAAAGGCATTGCACAACCATTTATTGAACGTTTGGCAGAATGGCAGGAGGCCAAAGCAGGCACAGACGAGGATCTTAAGGAAGGTTACAGTCACTGGCAAGCCAAGGACTTCAAAAAGTACTTTGCATTTGTGGAAGCCATACTTGCAGATATAGACGCCTATGCTAAAACTAAAAAGGCTGTTAAGGTTGCTAGAGTTAAGAAAGCACCTAACAAGCAAAAACAAGTTGCTAAAATGAAATTTGCTAAGGATAACACAACCTATAAAATTGCAAGTGTGGACCCTGTAACTGTTATAGGTGCTACTGAGTTGTATGTGTTTAATGTTAAAACACGTAAATTAGGCAAGTATGTTGCTGACAGTCATATTGGTGTACTGGGTGTTAAAGGTACAACAATAGTTGGATACGATACTAACTTAAGTACTCAAAAGACACTACGTAAGCCCGAGAGACAACTGCCAGACTTTATGGGTAGTAATAAAGTAAACAAGCGCAAGTTCTTACAGGGCATCAAGAGTGTGGAAATTGCACTTAATGGGAGGATCAATTCAGACACAATTCTGTTGCATGTACAATAAATACATGTAACAGGATTTTAAGATGGCCACACTCATAGAAAAAAGACAAGAAATAGAGAACTATATTAACCTTAGACTAGGTGGTCAAATGGTTGATGTAGAACTAGACAAAGAACACTACGACTTAGCAATTAACAATGCTCTTATACGTTTTAGACAACGTGCTGATAACTCACAAGAAGAGAGTTATTCATTTCTAAGTCTAAATAAAGAGC